GAACTGCGTCTGAAGCAGTTAGAGAAGCTTGAAGCTTGTCAGGATGAATTTATTCCATTTGTAAAAAGCATGTGGCCCGGATTCATTGCAGGGCGGCACCACTACATTATTGCCGAGAAGCTAGAAGAAATTGCGAGCGGCAAGTTAAAACGTTTGATCATCAACATGCCTCCGCGGCACACGAAGAGTGAATTTGCATCATTTCTCTTTCCTGCGTGGATGATCGGCCGTGATCCGTCGATGAAGATCATACAGGCTACGCACACGACTGAACTGGCCGTGAACTTTGGCCGTAAGGTCAAGAATCTTCTGGAGACTGACGAGTACCGTGAAGTCTTTGAAGCGACCCAGCTATCGGCAGACAGTAAGGCATCGGGCAGATGGGACACAAAATCGGGTGGTATGTACTATGCCGTGGGCGTTGGTTCGAACTTGGCGGGCCGTGGTGGTGATTTAATTATCATTGACGATCCCCACTCGGAGCAGACGGCGATGTCGGCCAGTGGTTTTGAAAATGCGTGGGAGTGGTACACCGCGGGTCCCAGACAGCGTTTACAGCCGGGCGGAGCGATAGTTCTGGTACAAACCCGGTGGTCCGAGAAAGACATGACGGGAAATCTGATTCGTCAGATGACTAAAGATCCGAACGCGGATCAGTGGGAGGTAGTCGAGTTACCTGCCATATTACCGAGTGGCGAGCCGACGTGGCCTGAATTCTGGAAACGGGAGGAACTGGAATCGGTCAAGGCGTCGATACCGCCCTATCAGTGGAACGCGCAGTATCAACAGGCTCCGACCTCGGAAAGTCTGGCGATCCTGAAGCGTGAATGGTGGAACGTGTGGGAGGGTGAAGGCATTCCTAACCTTCAGTATGTCATCCAGAGTTATGATACGGCGTTCTCGAAACGCGAAACAGCGGACTATAGTGCGATTACGACTTGGGGTGTGTTTTACCCCGAGGAGATTGGGGGCCCCGCGCATTTGATCTTGCTGGATGCGAAGAAGGGCCGCTGGGATTTTCCTGAGTTGAAGGAGATTGCGCTGGAGGCGTACAAGTATTGGGAGCCAGAAACGGTAATTATTGAGGCAAAAGCCACAGGGACCCCTTTGACCCACGAATTACGGCAGGTTGGCATCCCGGTGGTAAATTTTACGCCGAGCAGGGGTAATGATAAACTTTCTCGGGTTCATGCTATCTCTCCGCTATTTGAAGCTGGTATGATCTGGGCTCCGGATGAAACGTGGGCGCATGAAGTAATTGAAGAATGTGCATCGTTTCCGAATGGGACGCACGATGACCTGGTGGATAGTACCACTCAGGCGTTGATGCGGTATCGACAGGGCAACTTTGTCAGTTTGCCCAGTGACGACTGGGAAGACTTTGGGAGTGGACAGACGATGATATCGGCAGCAGCGTATTATGGCTGAACCAAAACCTACCTTTGCGGAATTGTTGGCGCAATACGAAGAATCACGGCCCAAGGCGCTCGACGAACGGTTCACGCAACCCGTGTCACCAGAGGCGGGTCCGTTTCAGCAAATTATCCCAGAAGAAGAAACTTATCGAGACATGGCCGAAAGAAATCTGGCGGCTATGCTGGGCGATGACCGACAAGCGTTCCGTCGGGCCGGTAAATTATTAGATACAGCAGATCAACTACCTATTCTTGGTGATGCTTCTGCTGGAATTGACGTAATACAGGCGATTAAAGACGTTGACCCCGTAGGCATCGGTATTGGGGCGTTGGGCATGATTCCCGGCGTAAACCGTGCGGCAGTGCGTAAAGCACTGGATGAGAAGATTAGAAACGTTCGTAATTTTTTTGGGGGACAAACACCAGACCAGCCTGAAATAGACGTTCGCCAACTTAACACTGTTTCGAAGCCCATGTCAGAGCGATTGATTAGAGCACAGTACATGGGTTTTGATACAACAAAACCGTATTATCACGGAACAGCGGGAGTAAAGAATAAAAAAGGTAAAAAATCTGAAGGGATAGAAGAGTTTGAATCAAAGCACGGTAGTTTTTTTTCAGAAAGCCCTGACGTAGCAGCAACTTACGCTGTTGGAAGAGAAGGACACTCAACTTATCCGGTATTTTTAAACAAAACAGAATATATTAGGTTTCGTCCTGCAAAAAAAGACATAGAATCTTCTTCTTATGGCGCTAAAACAGGTGAGGGATTTGTAGAAAAAGGAGAGGCGGGCACCCCGTTTTATTACTATAACCGAATTCCAAGAGCCGGGATGTTAGTAGATTTGCCTGATGGCACTACCCGAAAATTATCTGACGTTTTTCCAAAGTTAAAACCAAGTTTGTTAGCTGGTGGCAGAATCACTAACACCGACGAACTAGCAAAGGCCGCAAAAAAAGCAGGATACAAGGGAATAATTATAGAAGATGTTTTGGACATTGGCGCTGGAACAACAATGCCGGTAAATCCAAAAAAGCTTCTAGAAGCAAACGAAGTGGTGGTTGCAATAGACCCTACAACCATTAGATCTGTTAACGCCGAATTTGATCCCGCAGCCAAAGATTCTGCTGAGATACTCAAAGCAAAAGGTGGTATGGTAACCAACATGAATAGACCAGTTATGTCACGCGGACTGTCCAATCTGATCCGCAACTACAGTCAGGGACCTCTGGCACGACTAGACGTTCCACGTGAAACCGTGCCCATGCAGACCATGAACGGGGGTGGTCCTGTAGGCGGACGATATGAAAAATATAATCCGTTTTCAGGGGACGAGCCGTTAGAAGATTTAAACAGAGCACAAACAAGACTCATCTCGCAGGGTTTGTTGCAAACGGACGATTTGCAACCTGACGTGCTCCGAGATGCACAAGATGGTCCTGCTAGTCCTCCAATAAATACTGGCAACCAGTTTATTGCCAGTGATCCAACAGTACCGTTTACTTTTCCTCCAGTCGAGGAACAAACGACTACGACGCAGCCTACTCAACAGACGACTACGCCGCCGCCTCCTCCTCCAACAACGCCACCTGTGGAGGTATACGGTACGCCGCCGCAGCAGCCAACAGACCCGAATCTTGTAGGCATGGGGCGAACCCCGGACCAAGTAATGGCAGACAGGGCGGCAGAAGAAGCAGCGGCAGCCGAGGCTGAACGTATACGGCTCGCGAACCTTGCAGGACAGCAGCAGTTGGCTGCAGAACAGTTAGCGGCACAGCAGCAGGTAGTTCAGGATAATGTCGTACCCGTTTTGGGAGAAGAACCAACAGCAGTACAGACTCTGGATCAGGCACTGGCACAGGAGTTAGCGGATCAGGCGACCACGCAGTTGGCTGCACAACAGAATTTAGACACGCAGGTTCTTGGGGCCGAGCAGCTTGTAGACCAGCAAGCGGCAGACCGTGCGTTATTAGAGGCGCAACTGGCTAACCAAGACGACCCGACGGCCGTGTTCCAAGCACCCGCATTGACTGCGGTTGACCGAAGTTCTTTCGGGGTTCCCCCGGCAGAAGGTACACAAGTTATTGATCCGAATGCTCCGAACTTCTTGGTAGCAGACATGATTGATCCATACACCACGGGCTACGCACCGACGCTGGGTATGGACATCAAAGAAACGGTATACCCTTACCAGGGTATGACGCAGGAAGAAATGGAAGAACAAGGCGTTTATCGGGGGCAGGTATTCCAGCCAATGCCAAAACTTGGTTTTGGAGACGCAGCTCAAGAGGGCGGTGAAGGCGAGGATAGTAAAGGTACGGGTACGGCCACAGGCCAAACAGGGTCGGGAATGCCCGCGATAGATTTTGGTTCAACAACTAGCGGTGGTGGAACCAAAGGTCGTTATATAACGTTGCCGACAGGGCAAAGTGTGTTTGTCCCAGATTACGGAGATATGACGTTTAACACAGAAAACGCGGAATCTGAGATGGGTCAATATGGTTTAGGACCCGAACAACGTTACCAGTGCCCCGGATACTACACCTTGGCGTTTGAAGGCGGTCAGCCTTATTGTAAAAAAATAGACAAGTCGCAGTGGCCTTCTGGTGGTAGACCACGTGTTCGAGTTGCTAACCTCCCTTCAAGAACGGACGTTTCAATTATAGATTTGCAAGAATCGGGTGCGCAGACTGGTGAAGGCTACGCACAAGGCGGCGCAGTAGGTATTGGATCGCTTATTTAAAGCAAGGATTTAGTTATGGCAAATGGTGATAGACCCCCAGTGTCGTTGATGGATCGTGAAGGCGGTATGCTGTCCGAAGAAGACGTAGAAGCGGTAGAAATAGAAGCCCTACCAAACGGTTTGGCACAGATTACCGATGTTGAAGGCATCGAAATCATACAGGAAGACGATGGCGGAGCCACGCTAGACTTCGATCCTTTCCGTAGTCGTGAGCGAGAAGACGATTTTTATGACAATTTAGCTGAATTTTTGCCAGATAAGGTGCTACAGAGCATTTCAAACGAGCTGTTAGAGCAGTATCAAGCCAACAAAGCGTCCAGACAGGACTGGGAAGATGCGTATTCAAACGGTTTGGAGCTTCTTGGGTTTAATTACGAAGAACGCACAGAGCCGTTCCGGGGTGCAACCGGGGTAACACATCCGGTTTTGGCCGAGGCAGCAGTGCAGTTTCAGGCACAAGCCTTCAATGAACTAATCCCGGCAGATGGTCCCGTAAGAACAGCGGTCATGGGCACTCAAACCAACGATAAGGTTGAACAAGCTTCGCGTGTCCGTGACTTTATGAACTACTACATCACTACCGTGATGGAAGAATACACGCCAGAAGTGGACCAAATGTTGTTTTATCTGCCGTTGGCGGGTTCTACATTCAAAAAAGTCTACTTTGACGACGCTTTGGGACGCCCTGTTTCCAAGTTTGTACCGGCAGAACACTTGATTGTGCCCTACGAAAGTAACGATTTAGAAACCTGTCCTAACATTACCCATGTAGTTCGCATGTCGCTCAATGATTTGCGTAAACAACAAGTCAGTGGGTTCTACCGCGACATCAAAGTACTGCCGTCTCAGCCAGAAAGTAGCAGTTTATCGGACGAAATTGACTACATAGACGGCGAAAAGCCTTCTGGTATCGATTATGACTGTACTTTGTTGGAGTGCCACGTCGATTTGGACATCGAAGGCTACGAAGACATGGACGAGGATGGGGAACCTACGGGTATTAAGGTCCCATACATCGTTACTATTAGCGAAGACAACGGAAAAGTGTTGTCTATCCGACGAAATTACCTAGAAGACGACCCGATGCAAGCCAAAATCCAGTATTTTGTGCATTATAAGTTCCTTCCGGGCTTCGGATTCTATGGAATGGGCCTAATTCACACCATTGGCGGCCTTTCTAGAACTGCAACGGCTGCTCTAAGGCAATTAATTGATGCTGGAACGCTTTCAAACCTGCCAGCGGGCTTCAAGGCACGTGGTTTGCGCATTCGGGACGATGATGACCCCCTACAGCCGGGTGAATTCAGGGACGTAGACGCCCCCGGAGGCGTTATACGCGACAGTTTGATGCCTTTACCTTTTAAAGGGCCTGATAGCACGTTATTCCAGCTTTTAGGCTTTGTTGTACAGGCAGCACAGCGTTTTGCCACGATAACTGACATGAAAGTTGGCGATGGAAATCAATCTGCGGCAGTAGGTACGACTATTGCGATGATTGAGCAGGGTGCGCGTGTTATGAGCGCCATTCACAAGCGTCTTCACTACGCCATGAAGGTTGAATTTAAGATACTTTCCAGGGTAATGGCTGAAAGTTTACCGCCTGTGTACCCTTATCAGGTGCCCGGAGCAGAACAAGCCGTCAAAGCAACTGATTTTGATGATCGTGTGGATGTTTTACCCGTATCTGACCCGAATATCTTTTCTCAAAGCCAACGCATCGCTTTGGCCCAAACAGAGCTACAAATGGCTATGCAAGCCCCTGAAATACACAATATTCCGGAGGTTTACCGGCGTGTTTACGACGCTATGGGCGTCAAAAACGTCAATCAGATATTGAAAGCGGACGCTCCTGACGAGCCGTATCCCAAAGATCCAGCACGTGAAAACATGGATGTGCTTGAAAATGTACCTTTACAGGCTTTTAAGGGTCAGGATCACATGGCCCACATACAGGCGCATTTAATTTTTGCAACGGGGGGCATGGCTTCTTCGTTACCACAGGTAGGTTTAGCTATTCAAAAACACATACTAAACCATGTGCAATTGATGGCAGAAGAACAAGCGGAGCAAACGTTCGTTCAACAAAACCCAAATGTCACGCTGACCAACGCCGAAACTAACCAGCCTTATCAAGCTTTGGTTTCCCAGTTTGTTGCTCAAATTATGCAGCAGGTTGTCCAACTAGGCTCTCAAATACAGCAATCGGGACAACCGCAACAACAGCAAGGGCCAGACCCGTTAATTCAGTTGAAACAACAAGAGCTTCAATTGCGGTCTCAACAGGAGCAAAACGACGTAGCCCGAGAGCAGCAAGAAATCGAGCTTGAACGGCAAAAACTTGCTCAACGCGAATCTAACTTCCAGCAGCGTTTGGCAAGCCAAGAGGCGCAAACACAAGCTAGAATAGATGCAGGTATCGAAAGAGAACTATTGAAACAACGAGGTGACCAATGAGAACAGTCAAATTTAATGGCGCTCCCATCAAAGAGCCCCCTAAGCCGTCTACAAAAGCAGAGATTCAGGGCCAAGGCAGCATACCTTACGCACAGGCGGAAGAAGTAGCAACGCCCAACACTGAGTTTGCCAAAATTATTACGGGTAAGAAGCGTGGCATGGGCGCAGCAGAGCGAGGCGGTCGCTTTACTATTGCGTAGAAAACTGCGATAGTATCGGAGTTACTCAGACAGTAAGATACAGGAGAGTAGTTGGACGGTCTGGATGTTGTACAATTTGTACAAAAAACACTCAAAGGCCGCAAAGCCCAGATTCAGGAACTCATGACTGATGGTGGGATAAAGGATATGGAACATTACAGAGAGTGTATGGGTGAAATCAGAGCGTGTGATTACGTTCTGGTGGAACTTTCTGAAATGCTAAAAAAACAGGAAGAACAAGATGCCTGAAACGAATGAAGCAGAAGATTTATCTGATTGCTACGTCGCAGAAGAAGAAAGAGTTTTAGACCCTTCTTTAGTAGATAAAAGTGTTATAGAACGTCTCCCACAACCTACCGGGTGGCGTATTTTAATCGCTCCTTTTAAACCCGCCCAGAAAAGCAAAGGCGGTATTTTATTAAGCCCAAAAACCATAGAAGAAGATGTAGTCCAGACGCAAGTGGGCTATGTCCTTAAAATGGGTCCTTCCGCTTATGCGGATAAGCAACGGTATCCGGATGGAGCATGGTGTAAAGAACGCGAGTGGGTAATCTTTGCCCGTTACGCAGGTTCTCGGTTTCGTTTAAACGGCGACAAAAAAGCTGCTTTTGGTAGCGAAGTTCGCATTTTAAACGACGACGAAATACTTGGAACTATTTTAGACCCTAACGACATTCATCTTAACTAAGGAACGGCACTATGGCAGAAGCAAAGCCCAAGCACGAAGCCGATGATGGTCAAATTGATCTGGAGTTTACCGAAGAAGCACAAGAAGTCACTTTGGAAGAAGTGGCGGATACAGAATCTGAGGAACCCAGTTCACCAGAACCGGCAGCGGAACAAAACGCAAGTGAAGACGACGTTGAACAGTACAGCAAGTCTGTTCAGAAAAGAATTAATCAGCTTACTAAAAGATCACGAGAAGCTGAAAGAGAGCGAGAAGAAGCACTTCGTTACGCACAGCAAATTCAATCAGAAAATACCCAGATCAAACAGCGTCTTCATAACCTGGATAAAAATTACATTGATGAATATGGTAATCGCGTTGCTTCTGAAGCCGAACGGGCAAAGGAAGAACTCAAGACTGCGATTGAAACTGGCGATACGGATCGTCAGTTGGCTGCGCAAGAAAAAATATCGCAATTAGCGGTAGCCAAAGATCGTCATGCGCAAGCGGCTGCGCAGCGTGAAACACAAGCTGCACAATTTGAGCAGGAAGTACAACAACCTGTTTACCAACCAGCTCCCCAGCAACAAAGGCCAGATCCAAAGGCTGAAGACTGGGCAGAACAAAACAGTTGGTTTGGTACAGACTCCGCTATGACCTTCGCTGCCTTTGGAATTCACAAGGAATTGATCCAAGATAAAGGTATGGACGGCACCAGCGATGAGTATTATGATGCCTTAGATTCAAGAATTCGGGAGGCGTTTCCTCACAAGTTTGATCTTGAAGAAGACGCCACCCAAAGCCGACGCACTACGCAAACTGTTGCGGGTGTGTCTCGTCCTAAAAAAGGGCGCGGCAAGCAGGTTCGACTCTCCCCGAGCCAAGTCACCATTGCCAAACGATTGGGAGTGCCACTTGAAGAATACGCAAAATACGTGAAGGATTAAAAATGACAGATTCTGATAATGAAACAATGGAAGCTATCAAAAAAACCTCTCGCGCCAAGTCATCGAGAGCAAATACGGCTAGGCGTAGGCCGTGGGCTCCACCGTCGAAATTAGATGCACCGCCCGCACCTCCGGGGTTCAGACATCGTTGGATACGTGCCGAAACTCGTGGCGTAGAAGACACGAGTAATATAACCGGCCGGTTACGCGAAGGTTATGAACTAGTCCGAAAGGACGAATATCCGGATTTTGAAGCTCCTGTATTGGAGACGGGTAAATATGAAGGTGTATTTGGAGTTGGCGGATTGCTTTTAGCTAGAATTCCGCAAGAAACAGTGGACGAAAGAACGGCTTATTTTGCATCAAAACATGCAGATCAGGTCGAAGCTGTAGAAACGGATATTTTACGCGAAAATGCACATTCCACGATGCGAATTGACAAACCTGACCGTCAATCTCGTGTTACTTTTGGTGGTTCTCGTAAGTAAGGTTTTAGGAGACTAATATGGCTAATCAGGAAACCGCTTACGGTCTGCGTCCAATAGGACTAACAGGCAGTGCCGCAAATTCTACAGGTGTGACGAAGTATGAAATTGCTTCTGACAACACTAATGCCATTTATCAATACAGCTTAGTGATCCCTCTCGCCGCTGGCGTGATTGATCAAGCTGGGGACACTGCGGGCGGTACTACCGCTGCGCTGGGTGTCTTGATGGGCGTAGAGTATGTGGACTCTTCCTCAAAGAAGACCGTATTCAAAAATTACTGGCCCGGATCTAACAACGCAAGCGTTGACACGAATCATCCTGTCAAGGCACTTGTTGCTGATAATCCGATGCAAACTTTCCAAGTTGCAAGCGATGCGACTTTGACGGATCGTTCTACAGCACTTGCTGCTGTTTTTGCTAACGCAAGTTTGGGAACGTCTGCACGAACGGGCTCAACTGACACTGGTCGATCTAATTCGGCGTTGGGTGTATCTACTATTGCAACCACGGCTACTTTGCCGCTTAAAATCATGGGTATTGTCGATGACGATGCTAACAGTGATTTTACTGCTGCAGGTATTCCTTTGATTGTAAGAATAAATGCACACTACAACTCACCGAACGCACGATTCGACTCTCAAACCACTGCCACAACAACCGGCATATAAGTTAGGAGGTAATCATGGCTATTACTCGCGCACAATTGGCGAAGGAGCTTGAACCCGGCTTAAATGCTTTGTTCGGGCTGGAATATGATCGTTATGACAACGAGAGTGCTGAGATTTTCGAAGAGGAATCTTCTGATCGAGCATTTGAAGAAGAAGTCATGCTTTCAGGGTTTGGTACTGCTCCAGTAAAAGCAGAAGGTAACGCAATTTCTTTTGATGACGCGCAGGAAACATATACTGCTCGATATACTCACGAGACAATTGCTCTTGCTTTCTCGATTACTGAAGAAGCTATCGAAGATAATTTGTATGACCGTCTTGCTTCTAGATATACACGTGCTCTTGCGCGTTCTATGTCTCAGACCAAGCAAGTACGTGCTGCAACTGTGTTGAACAACGCCTTCACGGCGGGTGCTTCTGCCATCGGAGATGGTGCTGCGCTTTGTTCTTCCTCTCACCCTTCTTTATCAGGTAACCAACGCAATCTACTCAGCACTGCTGCGGATCTTAACGAGACTTCGCTTGAGCAGATGTTGATTGACATTGCTGGTCTTACTGACGAAAGAGGGCTGAAAATTGCGGTTCGAGGAATGAAACTAATTATTCCTAAAGAGCTTCAATTCATTGCAGAAAGAGTATTGAACTCCAATCTGCGACCCGGAACGGCGGATAATGATATTAACGCCAACAAGTCAATGGGTATGCTACCTGACGGTGCAGTAGTTAATCACTTCCTTACGGATACTGATGCTTTCTTCATCAAGACGGATGCGCCTAACGGCTTCAAGTTGTTCCAAAGAACTCCAATTAAAACAGCTATGGAAGGTGACTTTGACACCGGAAATATGCGTTTCAAGGCACGAGAAAGGTACTCTTTTGGGGTGTCTGATTGGAGGGCCGTGTTCGGAACTCCGGGCGCATAAAGTAAACTTTGTTTACTATGGAAAGGGCGCATGTCGCCCTTTCTTTTTGCCCGTTTAAAAGGTATTCTTCAATGATCCTGACAGTCTCATGGGGAGACTGACACTAGCCACGACAGGAGAAACACATGGCTACCCATTTTACTGGTCCTATTCTGTTTGCCGGAAAAGACGGCAATCGCAAATGGTTTGAAAACCTACCTATCGATAAAAACCCAGATTACGTTGTCTACATGGACGATTTTACTGGGGTTGCTTTGGACAACACAAACGACTGGACTGTTGTCAAAGACAGCAGTGCTACCGCTGCTTTAGGCGCAGACGCTGAAAGTGGTACGTTAGTACTTACCTCACAAGCAACTACAGATAACGACGGAGCTTCTGTACAGGGCAATGAGATATTTGCATTGTCAACTAGCCGCGACGTTTGGTTTGAAACCAAAATTAAAGTTGGTGATTCAGAAGGCAGCGCGATTGATTTGTGTGTAGGTTTGACTGTGAACTTTGCGACGAATCCAGAGGCTATGCTTACGGCTGCTGATCGTATTGTGTTCCAGGTTGATGATGGTGACACTAACATCGATTGTGTTACGGAAAAAGACGGTACAGCCACTACTACTGATTCTGGAGTAGACATAGCTGACGATACTTACGTGACGTTAGGATTCCATGTGAAAGGTACAGGTTCTGTAGAGTTTTTTGTAAACAGAAATTTAGTTGCTACGCACACGGATAACATACCGGACGATGAAAATCTGGCTATTGGTGCGATGGAACTTTCGGGTTCTGCAACGGGCACGAAATCGGCTACCATCGATTATCTATTTGCTGCACAAAACCGATAAGGGTTGTAAATGGCGACTACAAAAAAACCTACTGAGAAGAAGGCTGCTGCTAAAAAACCTGCGGCTAAGAAGACCACGAAAAAAGCGTCTACTTTGCCCCCTTTGGGCAGCGCGGAGTACAAAGCTATGGTCCTTCGAGGTGAAATCAAGGAGTAACTTATGGCTGATGCAGTAACTTCACAAACTCTTGTAGACGGTCCAAAGTTTGCTGTAATGAAGTTCACTAACATTTCCGATGGAACCGGAGAGTCGGCTGTTACAAAAGTTGACGTTTCTGCATTAGCAGATAGTGCTGACGGAGATACTTGCACAAGCGTGACAGTCGATAGAATCTGGTGGCAATGTATTGGCATGAAAACACAGTTGTTGTTTGATGCTTCTACTGACGTTTTCATGATAGAACTGGGTGAGAACCAAAGCGGCGATCACGACTACAGCAGTTTTGGTGGTCTGACTAACAACGCTGGTAGTGGAAAAACTGGAGATATCAACTTTACTACAGTGGGAGCAAGTGACGGAGACACATACACAATAATTTTGTATATGAGAAAAGGGTTTGATTAATGGCAACCGTTAAAAACGTGAAACGACTTCCCTCTGGCCGACTAGAATATCGTGGCGAAACGTTTTCCGGGTATAACCAACCAAAACGTTCAAAAGGTGGTTCCAAAAAGTCTGTAGTTTTAGCAAAAAAAGGTGACCAAATTAAGATGGTTCGTTTTGGCGACCCTGACATGACCATTAAAAAAAACCAGCCCAAACGTAGGAAGAGTTTTAGAGCCCGCCATAATTGCGATACTGCGAAAGATAAGTTCACGGCGCGTTATTGGTCGTGTGAGGCGTGGTAGATGAATCGCGCCTCTATGCCAAAAGGACTGACCTATTATAGAAAGGGAGGCGGAGCTTCTAAAAAAAGTAAAGGAAGCAAAATTTGTCCTGCTGGAAAGGCGTGGGCAAAACGCACTTTTGATACCTACCCGTCTGCTTATGCAAACATGGCAGCTTCTAAGTATTGCAAAGACCCCAATTACGCAAAAAAATCCAAAAGGAAAAAACGTAATGGGTGAGTTAAAAAAATGGCGTGATCAAAAATGGGTGCGCATTGATAGCAGCGGGAATATTGTTGGTGACTGTGGCACCTCCAAAGACAAAAAAAACCCAGACCGGTGTCTTCCTTTAGCTAAAGCACGTTCGTTAAGTAAGTCAGAACGAGCGGCCACGGCAAAAAAGAAAAAACGAGAAGGGTCAAAAGGTAAAACTGTTGTCAAAAACACGAAAAAAGCAACAGTAAGAAACATGTCTCGTGGCGGTGGTGTACGGCAGGAGATTGCAAAAGGGTGCGGCGCAGTGTTAAACGACCGTCGTAAAGTAACAACGTATACGTGAGGTAGTTATGCCGGGTTCAAGAGTAAACATAGGTAACGCAGC